ACTAAATAAATTGTCCAATACTCCTTCAAGTGAGTTAAGATATCTGATATCTTTCTCAAAACAGTAGAGTAAAGATTGGTTGTATTTTTTCCATTCTGTGTAGTTTTCTTTTGCTTCTTCACCAAATAAGTCTCCTATCCAATAGTCTTTGTACATAAAGTTTGCAATGTAAAAGTCTTTAAGGTTTTCTCCATGTTGTTTTCGTAATTTAGAAAACTGGAACTTATCAGACCTTTTGAGATAACTCTCAAACGATGCACTAACTTTACCATTGTATTTGTTAAAATCATAATCCGAATTGTAATGTAATTTGATACCAAGGTATAACTGATACGATTCATATCCGAACCTTGCATTGACATTTTCATAACCATGCCAACTCACTATTAATACCTTCCACTTCTTTTGTAAGCTTCCAAGGCTTGTTCTTCACGAATCTTATCAATCTTAATCTTTCTCTTCCATGCATTGATTTTCTTTTGTCTTCTTGAAGAAGGTTTTTCATAATATTGTCTCTCACGAACCTCTGCAACAACACCACTTCTTTCACATTTCTTTTTGAATCGTCTCATTAAGACATCAAATGGTGGTGGGCCTGATGGTTTTTTGGGTTTTCTCCCCCATTCTTTTGACCTTTGTGGTCTTCGATTATAATGTTTCATATTGGTAGTTTACCTTTTCCTCGTTTTGCATTTGGTTTTAACATATTATAAGATATTGCATCATTCTCTATTTTTTCTTTTAGAGGTGGTGTTATCAAATTCTTTACTGACTCTGGGTCTAGATGTTCTTTTTCACAATAGTATATTATTGCATCGATATAGTTTAATCCTTTTTGCAATACAACAGTTTCTATGGCTTCTGCAAATCTCTTTTTAGTGAGTATCATGCTTCTTTATCGATATCCCATCTAATTCTTTTTTCATAGTTTGGTTTCTTCAACCTTGAGTCCATTTTCTCTATTCTTTGTTGTGTTCTATATGCAGATACCCAGTTACCGCCATTCCTTTCTGCTTCTTTAAATATATAATTAGTTATCATGATTGGTATGAGGACTGCCATGTGAATTATGATTGACCAAACGATACTATATCCTATCCAGTTCATCCAGTGCAGTGCAACTACACCAAAATAACAAGACCACATTATGAATAATGCAAGGGTAAAGTATGATTGAATTGAAGGGTCGTGTATGTGTCTTAAAGGATTGTATCGATTGTCCATTACAACTCTCCAACAATCAATAACAAAAAACACTAGTCTTTTTAAAATATCCATAATATAATTATACTACCAAACTCTATATTGTCAAGTCTTTAATATCCATATCCATTTGGGTCTTCCCATCTACCCTGTTGGTTATGTTTTCTATGTGCAGTTTTTTCTTCCCAGTTTTCTATTGCTCGTTTGATTCCTTCTTCTGCAAGGACTGAACAGTGCAGTTTGATTGCAGGCAATTCAAGAGCATCTGCAATTTCTTTATCTTTAATAAGTTTTGCTTGTTCAATTGTTTTACCTTTGAGCATTTCAACAAACATTGTTGATGATGCGATAGCAGAACCACATCCATAAGTTTTGAACTTGACATCTTCAATTAAATCTCCATTCATTTTAAGGTCGAGTTTCATAACATCACCACACGCAGGAGCTCCAACTAATCCAGTTGCAACATTAGGGTCTTTAGGGTCGAACCTACCGACTGCATGTTTCTCTGGATTTTTTAGAACATCTTCGAATCTTTGTACTACTTTTTTACTATATGCCATGATTTTTTTAAAAATTAAGATTATAACTATTATAAATATAAATGATAATTATCTATAACCAGATGGTATATCACTATTTTTAACCCTAAAACTATTTATAAGGAGAACAATTCTCATGATGAGTGCTGTTAATTATATTATTGAACATCGATGCGAAATTTGTGAAAAAATAAGAGAAGGTTTTTCATTTTCTTTTTTCATGTTAGCACCAATTGCAATACCATTTTTAATAATGTGGATGGCTAGTCACTAGTAACCATACATCCCTTTATAACTATCTCTAAGTTCTAATAACTTAGTGTGGTAAACCTCACTCGGTTTTTCTATGAACAACTGACTTGTACCATTACTCACTGCTATTAAGGTGATAATGTTCTCTACCTTTTTACCAGTTAAATCTTCAAACATTTTTGCATATGCAGTTTCTTGTATAAAATAGTTTTGTATCCATTCTGTCTTTTTTGGTTTTGCACTGGTCTTAAAATCTATGACTGATATCTCACCTTCCCACTCTGCAATACAATCTACTCTACCAGCAAGTTGTAGGTTATGTGAATAAAGTGGTGATTCAAGTGCATGAACAGTTCCAATCTGATTTAATTCTTTTTCTACCGAAATAAATGCTTGTTGTGTAGTGGGCATTGCACCCTTAAACTTTTCCTCAAAGTTATCATTTCTAATATAGTCTTCGAATAGTTGGTGTGCAGATGTTCCATGTCTTGCAGCTTGAGTTGATATCTTGTTTGCTTGTTTTTCACCAACTCTTTTTCTCCACTTCTTAATTGCTTCTTTATTTAAAAGTCCAGTGACCGATGTCACTGATGGATACTTCTCACCTGTTGGTGTGATGTAGTATCGTTTACCATCTATATTTTCTGTAGGTAATGATTGAAAATCATAATCTAATATTTCAAAGGTCTTCATGGAAATATTCTTTGTGGTTTTACATCCTCTGTCATTGCATCAAGTTCATTTATATCATGTTTACCATGAATTGTGACCTTAAATGTATCATCTTCTTTTAAGAATTCTACCTCAAATGGTAGGTCATAACCTTTACCTTGTAGAATTGCAACTCTATCATTGAACTCTCTGTATTCGTCTCTTGTTAGTATTGTAGGTTTAAGTTCCATCGTTATAACTCCCATACTCTTTACTTCCTATTTCCCCTGTATATGAAATATCAAATGATATTGAATATGATGGTTCATGACTATGCCATACCACTGAATGACCTATCCAAGATGGATGTATAATCACCTTACCTTTAGGCATATTAGCAAAAGGTGCATAATCCATATTAAAATCACTAGGGTTTTTAATATCTGGAAAATACATGTTTTGATATCCAGCATTAGGATTTACATAATATGTAGTATGTCCAGCATCTTCTGGAAAAAATGTTCCAGACCATGAACAATTTTGATGCCAATGAACTGGTAATGCACTTCTAGTTTCATCATATACATTTAACCATAACTGATTAATCTTCATAGGTTGTTCAACAAAACCTACTTCAACTATTAAATCATTTGCACACTTTAATATCTTTTCCTCTAATTCTGGTAAATCTAAATCTAATACATTAGAATTAACAACACCTTTTCTATTATGTCCATCTACAAATTTTTCATTTTTTGGTATTTCATATTCGTAATCAATATCACCAAGAAAAAATGGTGTTTGAAACATTCCTAGCACATTCCCTTCTTTCATGCTAATCCCCTCGTAAATCTTTACAGATTGCTTTATATGTACCAACCTGTTCTCCAGTTTCAACTACTCGTTGAACTCCTGTTTCAGTTATAATACCATCATTGTTTACAAATGATGTATTTTCTGTCTCTAGTGTTTGACCTACTAATATACCTTTATCATAGGTATGACTAATTTCTATAATAGGACAAAACCTTCTCATTGCAAATAAACAATTAAGACCAGCAGTTGCATCACCAACTGCTCCTCTTGCAGGCCCACCCATTTTTGTTCTAGGGTTATTTTCTACTGAATGAAATTCTTTTACAGTTAGAAGAGTAATAAATCCTTGTGCTTGTCCTTCTTCAACTCTAACTCTCCACCCCCAAAAGAAATCTGGGTCAATCCAGTTACATGATATCATTTGATTAAATGCAGAAGGTCTATTCTGACCTACAGACGCATTTGATACCCATGTATCTTTTACTAGATTTCTATCTTTTTCCTGTTCTTTCATAATCTGTATAACAGATTCATCTGATGCAAAAGGACTAAACCCTTCATTTTTTATATACTCTTTTATATTCATTCTTTTATTATTCCCTGTCTTTTTTGAATCTCAACATGTTTTTTAATGACTTCATCTGTCTTGACTTCTTTTGCACTTCTTCTACGATGTGTCTTTGCAAGTTCTGACCTAGGATGTTTATCTGCAACTTTAGACAACACCTCATTAAATCCACCAGACTTACCAAAATCAGTTCTTGAACCAACATTTGATACAATGTTAGGTGATGAAATTCTTTTTTCAAGATGTGGATTGTCTTCTGCAAACTTATCTAAGTCTTTATAAGACATTCTATGTTCTTCCATTTCATCTGTTTTGGTATTGTAGAATTCATATGTAGGCATTATGATGCGTATCCAGCGTGTGTTTCAAAATTCATAAACTCTGGCACTGGTCTATTAGTCCACTTTGCAAAGTCTTTCTTGTAGTTTATATAATAGTTTTTGTATGCCTCTACTACATTTGATTGTTTTACATCATTTGGCATTGCAAGATATGGGTCAACATATGGTTCTACATCAATCTGCATTGGTGCAGACTGTAACATTTCTCTGAGTTTTTTATCTGTTAGATGCACTTTACCATAACGATGTGTATATTCATCACATAGATGTGTCCACATTTCATACAACCAGTTGTAATGATTTTGTGATGCTCTAACCCATAGATTACTTGGATGTTTCACATGGGATGCTTTGTATAGTGTATTCTCCATCTTTTTGATAGGATGTTTCCATCGTTGTATTCTACGACCACCTAGGGTCTGAGATACATATGGGTCTCCATCTAGAACACGATGTGCAGTTGACATCAACTGTGCATATTCGATAATCATTTTGACCACATGTTTGTCACAATGCATTTCTGCACATGTTTTTGGGTCTTTGTCTAAGTAAAAAATATTCATAGTATCTATTATAACCTCATAGTTATTTTTTGTCAAAGAAAAAAGTTGCAGAGTTTCTAGGAAAAGGTGCTTCCCAAGATACACCTGTCACTTTATGAAATATATCTCCACGAAATACCACTGCACTACCACCTTTTGGACATGCAGTTGCACGAACAAAGTCTATGTCGTCATTCCAAAACAAAGTTTCTCCACCCCATTTTCTTAAATCCCATATGTCTGTTGGATTAAGATAAACTATTGCACTGTAATCCATGTAATCTTGATGAGCCCAACTAGAATCTCCATGTTGAAATGCATGGACATAACAGTTATTGTAATCTTTTACTTCAAGACCTAATGCCTCTTCAAAATGTGGTTTAAAAGTATTCCATATCTCATCAACTGTATTATGCACTACTGGATGATGTTTAAATATATCTACAGGTAATCCCCATTCTTGACCTTCTTTATCCCAGTAAGGTTCATTTCCATCATCCTTTTTTTTAAATGCTGTTGAAGCTGCTTTTGTAAATGCTTCTTGACTTCGAGATACATTCATATACCAAGTATTTTTTTCTAATGTGCCTGTTATCCTATTAGAAAAACCACCTTCCTCTCTTACTTTTTTTATCATTTCTGGGTCACCAGTTTTATCCATACTAGGATGTGGTGGGTTACCACCATATGCAAGAAATCCTTGTATAAATGAACCATAATTGTATAAATCAGTCCACCACTTTGCAACTCTTCCTTGTTGTTCAACATCGTCAATGAGAAATATTTCTTCACCCATTAAGTCTATATTCTTATGCATTTGCTAATCTCTTTTCTTTTCTTTTTCTTGCAACTTCTCGTTTTTTTAATTGTGCTTGAACGATAATTCGTTCTTTCTTATTGAGACAACTAATATCTTTAGGGCCCCAGACTGTACCAATACGAGTTAGTTTATCACATGCAGTTAACATATGATTCCATACATCATCTTCTGCACTTCCATTTCTATCTGTTTCGAATTCTTTTCTACTGAATCGTAGAGAGGTTGTTTTGTTCTTTTCTGCATACTTGGAGATTTCTCTACCAAGTTCTGCATAAAACAATTCTTTTGGTGTAATATCGTAATTACTAAATTTGTTCATAATATAGTCCTATCATAGTATAAAATGGGTTTTAGTATATCAAAAAATGTACCTATAAATCAAATTTATTTTTCTGGAAACAGTTGAATAACATTATCCTTACTTTTAGGTTTTTCTTTTGATTCTTCTTTATCTTGTTCATCAATTTCTTTTTGTAGTTCTGGTGGGATAGAATAACCTAAATTATTAAGATAGTCTCCTAGGATATATGGGTCTAACATATCTTGATTCCACTCTTGTTCTTGTAGTAAATCATGACCATCTTCTTGTATTAGGTTTTGTCTACTTCTGAGATAGGTGTCACATATCATTGAAAGATGTGTAACTGCTTTGTAAAGTGATAACCAATCGTTACTCATTTGGATTGAATTATCATAATCATCTGCAAATGCAATTGACATTTTTTTGAACCATCCATCATCACTATTGACAATCAATGCAAT